GTACCAGAAGCTCCTATTGGACTAGCGAATACTATTGATGTTCCAGAACTAACAGTTACATCTGTTCCATTCACCATTTTGACACCATTTAAATATACGTCAATATACGGAGAATCATATGTAAGTAAATTTCCAGAATCATCATTTCCACTAATTGTAGTAGTTGATGATGATACCGTATATGTATATCTTTCAGATGTACCATTTACTGATGAACCTGTATTAATGAATCCACCAGATGAGTACACTTTCATAATATCATTTGTAGAATCAAACCAGAGATCTCCGACATCTAATGATGTACTTGGAGCTGTAGCTGATACTCTGTATCTAGCTGCAAAGTCATTTACAGATCCAATATTATTAGAAACATCAGTTACAGATGCAATGTTAGTTGCAACTGTTCCAATATTATCTGCTCCACTTAAATCTGTTGCAACTGCACCAATTGTATTAGATCCAGCTAAATCTGTAGCAACAGTATTAATATTTCCAGAGTTAGAATTAACAGAAGTTATTTCTGTTGATATATTGTATACTCCAGTAATTTCTGTGTTTAATCCAGCAACTGTAGTTATTTCAGAACTTAATCCAGCAGTTGTTGTAATTTCAGTATTTAATCCTGCTAATGTTGCAATATTATTTGTAGGTGTTATTTGCCCTGCAACTGTATTAATATTACCAATATTGCTTCCTGCTAAATTAACATTTGCAATATCATTACCAACATTATTAACATTAACAATGTTGTTTGCTACCGTATCTATTTCTGGTGTTGCTTCTTGTAAATCAGATGCAACAGTTTCAATTTCAGAAACAGCTTCTTGTAAATCGTTTGCTACTTCAATAACTTTAGAGATGTTTGTTGCTACCGTATTGACTGAAGCTATATTTGTTGAAACCGTATTTACTGAACTAACATTATTTGCAACAGTAGTTACATCTGCTGCTATATTACTAACAGCAGTTACATCACTTGCTATACCTGCAATAGTAGTAATATCAGTAATATCTTGTGCAAACTCTAAACCCGTACCTGCACTATTAACTGATAATACTTTGTTAGCTGCTAAGTTAGGAAATGTAATATCAAATGTATTTGCTGTTGTTGCTGCAGCTCTTGGAGAGAATTTTAAATCTCTTTCCAATTGCTGACACATAGCAATAATTTTATCTAATTCATCATTTAATGAACTAATTTGAAATGCACCAGATGTAGGAAAGTCAGTAGATCTAGATATTGCTAAATCTCTATAAATAGTAATTGTATCGTTAAGGGTAGCCCCACTCCCCCCTAATGTAATTGATCCACCACCAGAAACTCCTGCTCCAGATACCGAATATTGAGAAGCACTCGATGGTGATGCATTATAACTTAATTGTGTAGTACCATTAAAAACTTTAATGTCTGCAGTTGTAAAAAATTCAAATGGTACAGAAAAATTTGTTTGTCCTGCTGTTGCAGTATATTGAACTCGTGGTTCTGTATCTGAAATAGTAATAGCCATTAATGTAATCCTTTTTGAATATCGTCAAATAACCAATCAAGATACCATACATTTTGAAAAGGTATTAACCTACGCACATTTTTTGCTGTGTGATGGTTATAGTTATTTCCACCAATGTCATACAAGATGTCAAATATATTATAAATTTGTCCACCACTTGGCCCAGCAATTGTTCCAGCTTTCCATCTTGGAGAAGAACCATATGGTCTGTCTTCACCTAGCATTGGCCCAATACCTATTCTGTTATCAGTTAAAGTTTCTATAGCTTTATTAATATCTGTATAGATTCCTGCAATACCAGATCTATCAAATGCATTTAATAATTTTGTTGTAAATGGTACTTTAGAATAATCTCTATTAAATCTAAACTCATGATATATTTTATCAATAATCATTCCAGATCCTACTAACAACATAGATCCAAATAAAAAATCAATATCACCTTCTTGCATACCTCTCATTAACATTCTTTGATTTGCACCAATTGCAAATTTTTTAAACTGAGTTAATAAAGCTCCTAATTCTGTACTCATAAATAACGGAGTATCTCCTAAACCTGGAGTAACAATAGTAATATTAATATCTTTGTTAAGAGCTGCTCCAAAAGCATCTACTGCTTGTGCATCTTCCCACTTAGCAGTATTAGCCATAAAATTATGTTTAGTTTTTTCACCATGTTTTTCAAACTGTGTTGCTATTCTTCTAGCAATATCTTGATCTATACCAGAAGTAGATAATGCAGTTTTCCATTTATCTGTTAATTTACCTTTACTCCATTTAATAGAGTCTTCTATAATTCTAGAACCAATAGTAACAGATGCCATAGATTTAGCCATTTCTGTCCATCTTGACATAAGGTTTACATACATAAAATTAATAGCAGAAAGTTTTCCCATACCACTTTCTAATTTAGATGTAATACCAAACATATCTCCTACATCAGCAAATAACATAGCTCTTTGTCCTGTTACCATATCAACAGCTTCACCAAAAGATTGAGCTTCTTTTTTACCCATATTGTAAATAGTTTTACCATCTAAAAAATTTGAGAACATTTCAAACTGAGTTTTAAATCCACGTTTAATACCAGAAGTCATTACAACACGAGCTACATCTGGTATTGCTGCTGCAAAACCAGTAAGCATAGTTAATGCATTATAATGTTTTGCTGTTCTCATTGCTTGAGAAGTCCAAGAATGAGGATTAGCAGGTAATCCATAAGTACCTCTAATTAATTCAATAGAAGCCTCTAAATCAGATAAAACTTGATCTCTTTCTTTAAAGATTGGTTTTCTTTTTTCTTTTAATGTATTTCTAATCCAATCAGCTCTAGCTTTACCAGTAAGATTTTTAGGAGGTGTAACTGATATACTTTGAGCTTTAGCATTAAACTCATTATTAATTGTCATTAATCCCGGATTGAAACCTGACATTTCACCATCTAAAAAATATTTAACACCTAATCCATTTGGATCACCATATTTTTGTGTTAAAAGAATATCTGGTATTATTTGTCTTGCATAAGCTTTTTGTAAAGCAAATATATCACTAAGTATAAAACCACCATCAAGTAATTCTTCTTGCGCTATTCTATCTAAATTTAATTCTCTAGCTCTTACTGATCTTGCAAATCTTGGTCTATTAAATGCATATCTTTCTGTTAAATCTCCCATTGTTTTTTCAAATCTAGTAAATGGAAAATGATTAGATAAATCTTTAACTAATTGATTTAACTTAGATTCATTAATAGTAATTTTAGCTCTTTGAAAATGTCCTCTAATAATTTCTTTAAATTTATTTGGATTTTTTTCAATAGCATTTTTAACATAGATAATATTAATATAATCATTAACTCCACGTTTTTTAACATTAGCAAGTCTTTGAGTTAATTTGTCTATTTGATTTTCAATTCTTGAAATATTCCATGTAGTTGTAACATTATCAACTTGAGAAGTATAACTTCTAAACATTTCTTTATTTTTTTTCATTGCATCTAATTGACTTTTCCAGAAAAATAATTCAGTTTCTATTGGCATTTCTCTAATACCTAATTGTTGTATTTTTTCAAATAATGGCCCATAAACTTTATCTTGTGTATGTCTAGCTGCAGATGCAACTTCTGGAACAGGATGAGAAAAACCATTTAATCTAGATCTTGTTACTTCATGACTAAATTGTGCTAAAGACATTCTATCCATAAAACCTTCTGGAGTATCTTTAGTTAATCTATTATGTAAATTTAGACCTAAATCTGTTTTAGGTATTTTGTCTGATCCTTGTTGTCTAGCAATATATTTTGTATATTCATCTTTAATCATTTTATGAGATTCTATTTCACCAACTCTCATCATACGCATATCAGTTTCAATTGATTTACCAGATGCTTGAAATCCCCATTCTTTTGTATTTTTTAATTTTAATAAAGGAGTATCTAATAAATCACCAATCATCTTTCTAGCAGTTAAAGATGTTTTTTGTTTTACTAATCTAAATACTGGAGTCCATGGCCCATCTTCTCCAAA